GGGCACTCTCCCAACCCAAGGATGAGCGCCGTCCTGTCGCCGTGTCGAACACATTGAGTGAATTCGATAGGTCCGTCGACAGTCTGTTTGGGCACCTCAAGGTGTCGTCGCATCGCCAATACGACATAGTAGTTAAGCACGAGTTCAATTCTTACGCACCCGGAATTGTCAAGCCTATGTCAGACCCCGTCAACCAGTGTGGGCCGCTTTTGCGTGAGCAGGTCCCCGTTGCCACCGGCAACGATTACGAGTCCTTTATGGCCGCTTTCAACAAGCGATGTAATTTCCTGGCAACAGACGACGTCGATGATGACGTCTTCAAAGAGGCATGTGATATCATTGACGCCATGCCGGATATCTTTGATGAGGAGTGGGATGAGAATAGCATCGACCGCGCTCGGTGGGCCGCCAAGTTCGACCACCACAAGGCTAAGCGCATGGCTGATGCGTGGCATGAAATCCCACACGCTTCTGATTCTTATATGGGGATCAAGGATCTCAGCGTAAAACAAGAGATCCTGTTGAAACGTAACGATCCGTCGTGGGCACCGCGCATAATATATGCCGGCAACGACGTTTTCAACACTGTCACTGGTCCCGCTTCCATGGTGGTCATGGAGCGGATCGACAGCATGTTTGCCAATGGACCGATGGGGGAGATCGAGTTCATGACCGCATACAAACGTGATGACGTTACACTCGCCACCCATTTGGTCTCAGACCCGGCCTACACATTCGCTGCCGAGGGTGATTATTCTGCGAATGACAGGGAACAACGGGCACGCGTGCATTTATTATTTGACCGAGCACTCGGTAAAATACGCATGCCTGATTGGTACCGCAACCTGCTGAAGACCTTTGAGACTTTCACCGTGCAGTCTCGGGCCTTCGGACTCAGAGCGGAGATACGCAACCAATTGCCCACGGGCACGACCATCACCACACCAAGGAACAGCTGGTATAACGCTGTGATGTTCGCCGTATCATGCCGCCGGCAAGGCAACTCTGGGAAAGCCGTCATCTTGGGTGATGATCTGCTCTCCATGTTACTGTTCTTGATGGACAAAGATAGGTGGATCGCCACCGTCGCCAAGTTCAAGATGGTACTCAAGGCTGCCACGCCCCAACTCAATTGCGGGGCCACCTTCCTGTCCAAGCGCATCATCACCGCTTCGGACCCGCCCTGTATGATGCCTTTGCTCGGCAAAGCCATCGCCCGGTTTAATGCAAGAGGCATTCATTGTGACGCTGTGTCACCCAGCCAGTACATGGCTGGGAAGGCACTGTCATATGCTTATGAATTCCGCCACGTCCCGTTCATGCGCGATTTCTTCTTGGCACGCTTTGAGGCCGAGGATCGCTCCAATGTCCGGTTAGATGATTTGACGTGGTCAGCTCGCACTGCAGGCATCGAGCTTGATAACATAACGGCCTCCATAGTGAATGAACCAGTCACGTTGTCT